CGCGTACGTGGCGGCGGCCAGGCATTGCTTGGTGCCCTCCACCAGGAGGATCTTGGTCGCGTTCTCCACCGGCCGGACGGCCCACAGGACCGGGGTCATGTCCTTGCGGAACACGTACTTGCGCTCGCGGCCCCGGTTGTCGGCCGTGGGGTTGTCCGGGCGGACCTGGTACTCCACGTCCCCGGCCTCGTTCGTCCAGGGGAACAGGATGGCCGGGTGGTTGGCCCAGTTGCCCCAGACGCCCTCCTGGGGGTTGTCCTCGCGGCTCAGGAGCGACCGGACGCCCAGGCGCTCGGCCAGGTCGGGGTCCACGGCCTGGCCCGCCAGGAACGCGCGGTGGTCGTCGCTGAGCTGTGCTCGTGGGCTGGTCGTGTTATCGTCGGCCACAGTTCGGTCTTCCTTCCAGGGTTGATCTGGTCCGGGCGGCTCCCTCACGGGGGCCGCCCGGTTCCGTTTTCAAGCTACGCCGGGCGCTTGCCGGTCGTCGGTGTCGGCACGGCCGGGCGCTCCTTGCGGATCTCCTCCAGCGTGCGGACCCGCTGGGGCTGGCCCTCGTTCGTCTTGCTCATCAGACCTCCCCGTCTGCTGGGGGGACCGGGGGGACCTTGCGGCCCTCCCCGTTCCCGGAGTTGCAACCTTACAGCCTTGCCGGTCTGGTGGCAACCTAGACCGGCACGCCCAGCTTCTTGACCGCCCGGCGGCCCTGGATGCGGGTCAGGAGGTCCGCCGCGTCGCCGCTGGTCGCCACGCGCACCAGGGCGCGCTCCGGCAGGCCCTCGCGCAACAGACGCGACTTCTGGAGCTGGCTCGCGGGCTGGTTGCGCCAGCGCGCCGAGCGCTCGGCCAGCTTCTGGAACGCCTTGGCCCGGTCCTCCCCGATGCCCATCGCCCACTCGCTGGGGAGGGCGTCGTGGAGCACGGTCACCCGGCCGCCCTCGTAGCTCGCCAGCTTCCAGGTGTCCAGGCCCTCGGGGACCATGACCACAACCTCCTTGCCAGCGCCCAGGACCCACGCCGGGCCGACCGGGAGCCAGCTCAGCCGCGAGGCCCCGAACACGTCCACCCGGCCAGCGCCACCGGCCCGGCAGTTGTCGTGCCGGTACTGGCCCTCGGCCACGATCGTCCGGGGGAGGTAGCGGTGGCACAGCTCGCACCGGTGGTGCGCGACCTCGCACGGCTCCTCGCACGTGGGGCACGCCTGGCGCTCGGTCTCGCCCTCCTTCTTGGTGCGGGGGTCGTCCAGGTCCAGGCCCAGGTCCACCACGCCCACGAGCTCGTGGCGCTCGCTCGCGCCCACGATGTCGATCACCAGGAGGTCCTTCTTGCCCGGGTACAGGCGCGTCCCCCGGCCCACCATCTGGACGTACAGGCCGTGGAACTTGGTCGGACGGCCCACCAGCACGCACGAGATCGACGGCTCGTCAAACCCCTCGGTCAGGACCGCGCAGTTGGTGATCCAGGTGGTCTCGCCGGTCTTCAGCCGCCGGAGGATCGCCTTGCGCTCCTCCCCCTCGGTGGCCCCGTCCAGGTGCTCGGCCTTGACGCCACGCGCCCGGAGAGCGGCGGCCAGGAGCTCCGAGGTGCGGACCGTGGGGAGGAAGGCCACGCCCTTGCGGTCCGGGGCGTGCTCCAGCACGGCGTCCACCATCTGGGCGATGGCTCCGGACTCCTCCAGCTCCCGGCCCAGGTCGCCGCCGGAGAGGTCCCCGTCCCGGCCCCGGCCGACGTTGCCCATGTCCATCTTGGTCTCGACCACGACCGCCGGGAGGATCGGCACCAGGTAGCCCTTGTAGATGGCCTCCCGGATTGACATGTAATCGACAACCTTTTCCCAGACGCCCAACGTCTTGCCGTTGTCGCGCTCGGGGGTCGCCGTGAATCCGATGGCAAGGGGGCCGTACGGGTTGAACGCGCCCAGGCCCTGGAGCATCCGGGTCCAGGTGGGGGCGGGGGCGTGGTGCGCCTCGTCCACGATGATGGTCCCGAACGCGCCGTAGCGCTCCTGGCTCGCCACGATCTGGGCCAGCCGGTTCTCCCGGCTCCCCGTCTGGACGCTCGCCACCACCACGTCCGCGCCGACCTCGTTACTGGCCGCCTTCACCAGGCCGGTGGACAGCTCGGGAGCCTGCCATCCCAGCTTCTCGATCGTCTGGCCCGCGAGCTCGTCCCGGTGCACCATGACCAGGCTCCGGCCCTTGTCGCGCCGCTGGTCAATCGCCGCGCCGAACGTCACGGTCTTGCCGGTGCCGGTGGGGTGGACCACCAGCGGACGGCGGACACCCTCGCGCTCCGCCTTGTCGATGTTGACCAGGGCGCGCTCCTGGTAGTCCCTCAAATCCAGCATGTCCGGTGTCCCTCTCGCTCGGTGTCCTGTCACCTTACCGTGGTGACTGCAAAGTGTCAAACGGAGAGGCCCGGCCCCCGAGGGGAGGCCGGGCCTCGGTGATCAGCGGTGGCCGCGCGACACGTCTAGCTCGAACGCCTTGTATTCGCGCGGCTCGCGGCCGGTGCGAGCCTGGCTGGCGCTGGCCTTGCCCTGGCGCTTGCCCAGGTACTTGACCGTGATCGTGTCGCCCACCTGGAGCTCGGCCGCCTCGATCACCTGGGCCAGCATGGCCGCGTGACCGGTCACCCGGACGCGCTCCCGGCCGCCCAGCCACAGCTCCACGAACGGAGCCTGGCCGGAGAAGTACGTCGGCTGGGTGCCCTGGCGGAGGATCACGCCGGTGACCTCGGCGGGCTCCTCCGGCGTCCACTCCTTGGCCCGGCCCTCGGTCAGCGCCCGGACCGCGCACATCAGGCAATCGTCCTCGTGGTGTCCCTCGATCGTCGTCATGTCCGCTACCTTACCGTCACGCCTGCAAGGTGTCAAACCTTGGCGGGCTGGCCGGACGTGCCCTCGCCCTCGGGGGAGGCCGGGAGCGGCCACACACGGCGCTGGCCGGTCACCAGCTCCACGTACTCCACCGTGCGGCCCTCGCGCTCCAGCCAGCGGGCCACAGCGCCCCATCCGGCGGCCGTGGGCACCCGGCCGGAGCCACCGGTCAGGTACCACAGGCCCCCGGCCTTCAGGGCCGCGTACGTGTACGTGGTCGGGCTCCCGGCGCTCTCCGGCCCCGGGTCGTACCGGATGCCGAACAGCAGGATGGTTCCGTCCGGGACGGCCCGGTCGTTGAGCGTGAACTTGACATTCATCTGTCAGCCCTTCCAGGGGGAGAGACGGGACGGGCCGCCCGGCGCGAATCGCACCGGGCGGCCCTGGGAGTGCCGGGGGTGGATCAGGCCCCGGCGCGCTTCACGACCACGCCGAAGTGCTTGTACGGCTTGCCCGCGAACCGACCCTTCTTGATCGGCTTCTCACCGAAGTACTTCACGGCGATGCGGTCACCGACCCGGGGGTCCGCGTCCTTGAGCTCGCGCTTCAGGACCGCGCCGTAGCCGATCACCCGGAACTTGTCGCCGTCCCGGGTCTGGATGGTGACCGTGGGGACCATCGGGTCCTCGCCGTCGTTGGCGAAGTCCGAGCGGGTCTCGCCCACCTTGACCACGATCCCGGCGATACCCTCGCCCTTCTCGGTGGGGACCCAGCCCTCCGAGTCGTCCTCCTCGACCTCGTTCAGGAGGTCGTCCACGTCCGCGAAGTCGTCCTCCGAGACACCCGGAGCCGGAGCCCCGAACATCTCGTCCACGTCGTCCTTGACACCGGCGGCGGGCTTGTTGCTGGCGGCCATTAGGACCACCTTTCTGTGAGTGAGCTAGCTAGTTAGCTGTTGGTGCGGCCTGGTGCCGGAGCTCTATCTCCGGAGTGGTGCGGTGTTCTCGGAACCAACACTCACCAGGCCCGATGGATTCTGGCAGGCCATCGCCCCCGGGCCGCCGGTCATGATCCGCGCCCTAGCCTCTGGTGTTGCCGTGGGGTGTCCGGTACGAGGCTGATACCGGTCTTCCGCTCCCCGCCGTGGACTCGAACCACGGTGACCCTCATCCGGCATTCTTGGGCTGACAACTGCCTATCCGGGGAGCCCGGGTTACCCCGGGGTCTTGCTGGGTCCTACCTTACAGCTACGGCTCCGAGGTCGCAACCTCGGGGGCCAGCTTGGCCTTGATCTCCTTGGGGACGGTGATCGTCAGCCGCCGGTACGAGCTCCGCTCGGTGCACGCGGCGGCCACCTCCGGGAACTCGGCCTTCAGCTTCTCGATGTTGACCCGGGTGGAGCCGACCTCGGGATAGCTGGTGATCTTGAGGCCGTCCTTCTTGCCCGGCCAGGGGAGGTAACCCGCCCCGGCGTCGCCGGTCATCATGCGGAAGTAGTTCTTGGCCGCGTCCATGTCGGCCTCGGCCGCCTTCAGGCGCTCCTTGGCCTTGAGGTAGTCGGCCAGCCACTCCTCGGTGTCCTCGGGGAGGTCCACGCTGGGCTTGACCACCTTGGGCTGGAGCAGCTTCAGCAACTCCTCCGTCTTGGGGTGCCGGAGGTCGTGCATGGGCGGCTCATCGGCCAGGATGTTCTCGACCCAGAACCGCTCGGCCTCGGCCGCCAGCTCCGCGAACCACTCCTTGTCGAAGTGGATCTCCACGGTGAAGAACTGGCGCTCCCGGCCGAGCACCAGGCACCCGAGGTAGGCCACCGGGAGCCCGATGATCCCCATCTGCCACTGGCACTGTGCCTGGTACGAGAGCGGCGCGGAGCCGGTCCCGTAGCCCTTGGGGTGGATCGTGCCGGACTCCCAGTGCTCGTCGTCACCGGCGGTCTTGCACTCGATCAGCGCCTGGGCGCGCCAGGCCCGGGGCTTGGTGGCGAACCGGTCCGGCGTCACCCGGAGGAACGGCTTCTCCCGGTGCGCCCACAGGCCGCCGCCGAACCGCGAGACCATGCCCACGTCCTCGGCCACCTTCTGGGCCACCACGTCCTCCAGCCGGTGGCCCCACTCCACGGCCGCCAGGGCGGAGAGGTCTTTCCCGCCGCGCTTCTTGGTGTTGTAGACGGACCAGGCGGTCTCGTACTCCGAGATCCCGACCAGCGCGCCCACCTCGGAGCCGCCGATCCCCTCCTGGCGCGCCTGGAGCCACTTCTCCCGACCGGCGCACTCGGGGAGGATCACCCGGGCCGGGCTGTTCGGGACCTGGGCGAATCGGTGGACGGGGTGGGGGCACGCCAGGCGACCCCCGGAGCGGGCCAGGTACTGCTCAACCTGGCCCGCCTCGGTGGCCGTGCTCACCGGCCCGCCATCCCCAGGAGCGCGGTCAGGTCCACGGCCGGGATGGTGCCGACCTCGAACTCCGCCAGCACCTGGGCCAGCCGGAGGTGACGGCCGCCGGACATCAGCCACTCGGCCAGGTCGTCCGAGCTGACCTTGTTCGGGGAGCGCTCGCCGGTGACGTGCCACAGGCCCCCGGCCTTGTACGCCACGACCGGGTACGGCCGGGACGGGCCGTAAGTCACGACCAGCCCGAGGACGGTCCCGTCCGCCAGCTCGCCCAGGTCCGGCATCGCCTCCAGGCTCTCCAGGTACCGGGCCTTGCGCTCGATCTCGCGCCGGAGCTCCGCCTTGCGGTCTTCCAGTCCCATCACGCCTCCAGGGTGATCTTGTCCAGGGACTCCCGGTTGAGGGCCGGGAGGTCGAACGGTGCGCGCCCGAGGTGGTCCTGGGTGGCGACCCACAGCCACCAGGCGTCACACGTGTTGTCGTCGGTGAACTCGACTCCGGCCCGCTTGTAGGCGGCCAGGGCCATAGCCCGCTTGTCGGTCTTGCTGCCCCCGTTGCCGGTGGCGTACTTCTTGAGGCTGGACGGGGGGAGCGTCCCGTACGGGATGCCCTCCTCCATCAGGAGCGCTCGGACGGCCCCGTGGACCATGCCGGTGATCCCGGCGCTCTTGCTGGCGTTCAGGTAGCCCTCCACCAGCACGAGCTCCGAGCCCCGGACGATCGGCCGGAGCCGGTCGCGGATCTCGACCAGCCGCCGGTCCCCCTTGGCCCGGGTGCGGATCAGCTCCCAGGTCGGCCCCTCCCCGTCCGTCCAGCACGCCCCCGTGGCGGTGATGGACAGGTCCAGGCCGGTGACCTTGACACTCACGTGTCAGGCCCGGTCCGGATCGACGGTGTACCGGCCGGTGGCCGGGTCGTGGACCTCGGCCAGGGGCGGCCCGTCCCGGCGCTCAGCGGCCCGCTGAGGGTCCGCCGCGTTCCGGAGGTCGTCCAGGTGGTCCGGGAGCGCGTCGGGCGTCAGCGCGGCCATCGCGGTCTGGAGGCCGGTCGCCAGGCTGGTGAGGCCGAACGCGCCCAGGAGGCCGATGTACGCGCCCAGCGGCATCTCGGCGTGGCGCTCCTCCCCGTTGTGCTCCAGGGTCAGGCACACCCGGGAGGCGTCCGCCGGGATCTCGTACCCGGTCTTGAGCACCTTCTGAGCGAGCTCCCACTGTTCGGTGCTCAGCTCGGTGATCGTGGTCTGAAGCCGCATCGCGGCCCCCTCTCTGTTCGGTCTGGTGAAACCTTACCATGTTGACTGCAAGGTTTGCAACCGGGGAGGGGGCCGCGTGTTTGCGCTGGTCAGACGCGCGTACGGGGGAGGTGCTGGAAGTAGTACGGCCGCGTGCGGACCAGCACGCCCCCGCCCTCCACCGCGTCCATCGTCACCCGGCTGTTGCCGGTGTCCGGCCGCCAGGAGCCGTTCGGCCGCTCCAGCCACGCGAGGAGGCTCCGGCGGTCCGTGCTGTTGAGCTGGACGTGGTGGTCCCGGTCCGGGATGACGCGCGCCAGGACGGCCCTGTAGACCGCCTCGGCCACGTTCTCCACGGCGGCCATGCCCGAGGAGCCCAGCTCGTCATACGACCCGCTGTAGAGCTCCCAGGCGTTGTCCCCGATGGTCACGCGGACGTGCTCGTCGTCCGGCCGGTCCACCCGGAACATCAGCGCCCGGTTGGCCTGGTGGAGCGCCAGGCGCTCCTCCTCGTCCCGCCACGGGTAGTTCAGGAGCGTGGTCAGGTCGTCCACCACGCGGTCCCGGGGCTGGAGCTCGTCGCGCCCCTCCAGCTCCTCCACGTAGCGCTGGACGGCCGCGCGGAACGTCGTCGGCTCCCCGTCCATCAGGTCCAGGACGGCCTCGTCCCCCATCGACGTGGTGGCGTCCAGCATCTCGGCCACCACCGTCCGGCCCTCGCCGGTCTCGGCCATCGCGTGCCGGATCACGGTCTCCCGGCTGACGGCCCGGATCAGCGCGTCCAGGTCGGCCTCGCCCTCCAGGGCCTCGGCCAGCGTCAGGCCAGCGCGGCCCAGGGTCTCGGTCAGGTCAGCCATCAGTCCCCCAGCTCCTTGAAAAACGTCGTCGCGCCGTCCCAGATGTCCGTGGCCGTGTCGGCCATGCCCTTGGGGTCCGTGACCAGCCACAGGATCAGCCCGGCCACGATCACCCACTTGAGCCAGTTCGGAATCTCCACGTCTCTCCCCTTCCAGGTGGCGGGACCTCTCCCACCGTCCATTACATTACCGTCATGCCTACAAAGTGTCAAGCCCGGTCCCCCGGGGAGGGGGACCGGGCCGGAGCCCGGCCGGTCAGGCGGCCGTGAACAGCTCCGAGCACTGGTCGCACCGGACCACGCCGAGGTCCAGCACCTTACGGCTCAGCCGGATGATGATGGGCTCCTCGCACCCGCACGTGGCCTTGAGGTTGCCGCTCTGGGGCTTGGTCTCGCCCTCGCCCTCCTCGGTGCCGCCCTTGGGCTTGGCGATCTTCTCGCCGCCGCGCTCGTCCTCGTCCGAGTCGCCACCCAGCCAGAACGGGAGCATCCCGGTCAGGGTCAGTTCCTTCTCCAGCTCGGCCAGGAGGTCCGCGTACTTGACCTTGGTGGCCTCGGTCAGCGTGACGAACGAGAACCCGTGGGTCTTGTCCGGCGTGCTGGCCTTGTGCTCCAGGCCCAGCTCCTCGGCGGTCTTACGGAACGTGCCGTTGTGGTACCGGTGCTGGCGGCTGGTGTCCTTGACGCCCCGGACGTTGCTCAGGGTGTGGGCCGCCTCGTGGATCGTGGTCTGGAGCACCTGGTGGGCTCCCTTGGCGAGGGCTTCCGAGGCCAGGAAGAACTCGTGACGCTTCTCCCCGTCCACGGTCTTCCAGGAGTTGGGGCGGAAGTGGCCCCACTTCACGAACTCGCCGGAGCCAGTGGTGACCACCACGGCCGGGAGCTCCGGGTGTTCGGTGCGGATGCGGTCCCAGACCCGCTCGATCAGGGCCACGATCGTGGACCCGGTGTGGTCGCGCTTGGCGGCCTTCTCGGCCTCGGTGGTCGGGGTCTCGGCGGTGGCGGTGGCGTTCATGTCGGGCTCCTCCAGGTCGTCCTCGCTGTTAGGACCAACCTTACCGGCCTGACTGTGAAGTGTCAACAGGAATGACGGTGCAATGTCAGCGAGTCGCACGAGCTCTTTCCCGGCGGCCACCGGGGGGAGGTCGATGAACGCCAGCGGCTCCGGCATCCGGAGCGCCCGGCCCGCCATCTGGAGGGCCAGCGCCCGGCTGGAGGTGGGCCGGGCCACCACCTGGGCGGCCGGGGCCGCCCAGGTGGCCGGAGCCGCCGGGGGGCACTCGGGGCACAGGATCAGGGCGCGGACCGGCGCGCTGGCGTGCCAGCCGTTCTCGCACCGGCCGGTGCGGGCCGGGTGCTCGGCGCTGGCGTAGTCGGTGCCGGTCGCGTCGTTGTAGACCCGGGCGCGCTCCTCGTCAGTCAGCTCGGGGGCCTCCTCGGGGGCCGGGGCGGTCCAGTTCGCGGCGGCCCAGTCGGCCAGCGCCTCGGCCGGGAGTCCCATCGCGGCGGCCATGATCTCGGCGGCCTCGGCCTGGGTCGGGGCGGTCCGGGCGGCCTCGGCCGCGTCCCGGATGGCGGCGGCCTGGTCGGCACCCGTGGTGGCGGCCTCGACCTCGGCCGGGGTGGCCTCGCGGTCCCGGCGCTTGTTCTCCTCCAGGGCCTCAACGTGAGCCCGCTTCACACCGGCGTTGTCCTCCGGGGCCAGCCACATGGTCTGAATGGGCTCGGCGTAGAACTGACCGGCGCTGGTGACGACCATGTAGCCCCGGCGGTTCGAGCACTTCAGCTTGTCCAGGACCCGGACGATGACCACGCCCTCCCCGGTCTTGGTGGCGCTCGGCCGGATGCTGTCGCCCTCGTAGGCTCCGCTGTTCGTGTTGACGATGATCCGGTCGTTGGTGGTGAGGTTGCTGGCGTTGATCTTGCCCTTGGCGGTCATCGTGTTCTCCCTGGCTTGTGGCGTTCCCTGCTGACACGACAAACATTACAGGCATGACTGTGGAGTGTCAACGCCAGATCGGCCGTTGTGGTCTACCTCACAGTAGGGCCTGTGAGGTTGACACTTCACTGTCACGCCTGTAATGTAGTTCTCACGAGCGGGGCACACGGCCCGGCCGGGGAGGGACAGAGACGATGAGCAGCGAGAAGCGCGCCAAGGGCAAGCTGGTCCGCAAGGTCGAGAAGCTGGACAAGGCGTGGCGGGCCGGTGGCAAGCAGGAGGGCCGGACCGAGAACGACCTGGCGATGTACCTGGGCCGCGCGTACCGGGCCGGGGTCGGCAAGGCCGCGCGCCGGGCTCAGGGCCGCTGACACAGCGAGGCCCGGACCGTCTGGTCCGGGCCTCGCGTGCTCCACCGCGCCGTGGCTTCCCGCCAGCGCCGCGTCCGGCGGCTGGGGTAGGGGACGGGCGGCGGAGGTCCCCCCTCGGGCTGTCAGATGGCCGCGCCCACCAGGTCGGTACGCGCGCCCTGGCCGGGCCGGTTGGCCTTCCACCGGTCCAGGCTCTCCCGGGTGAACACCGGGAGTAGGTACTGGCCGTCCGCCTCGCGCTCCGGCTCGGCCTCGGGGCCGATACCGCGCGCCACGTAGCTGGAGAGCGTGTTCCGCTTCAGGCCCAGGTACGCGGCAGCAGGGCCATACCCCACGAACCTGTCCTGGCCCTCGTACTGGTCCAGGTCCCCAGGTCCCACCTGGACGTTCTCCTGAGTCGTCACGGTCTCACCTTCTCTCGTCGTCATGATCTGACTATACAGGCACGCCTTCCTAGCTGACAACTGGGAGATTCCCGGCGCGGACCCGTTGACACTTCACAGTCAAGCCTGTAATGTAGTGGGTGTGAGGGGGACAGGCCCCCTCCACGAGGCCAGGGAGGCCACCATGAACGTCACCACCGCCACCATCACCGGCGTCTCGCTCGTCGTTGCCGAGCGGAACGATCTGGGCCTGATCTGCCAGACCCTGGTGAACGAGGACCGCCCGGCCTCGTTCGACTCGGCGGACGAGGCGCTGGCGTTCGCATCGCTGGGGCGAATCACCGCGTGGGAGCTGGACGCCAACGGGGGCGTGGAGGCGGTCGTGGCCCCGATCGACAACCGGTTCAACGGCACGGTGGCCGCCCGGCTGTGGGACGCCGTGGGCACCACCCACGAGCCGTTCGAGATGGTCCTGGCGACCTCGGTCCAGGACGGGGACATCATCACGGACGCCGAGGAGTCGGAGCTGTACGTGGTGGCGGGCTCCCGGCCGGAGGACGGCGGGATGAAGATCCACATGGTGGCCGGTCGCAAGACCTGGGCGGACCGCTACACGACCACCTTCCACGGGCTGGTCAAGGTCGCGCGCAAGCGCTGACCTCCCCAGCACAGCGGCCCCGGACCGAAAGGTCCGGGGCCGCTTGCTGTTGACACTTCACAGTCAGGGCTGTAACGTAGTGGACGGTGGAGAAGGCCCTACTTGTGGTCCCGGTTCCGGCTCGGGCCGGGGTTCTCGCCCTGGATCTCCTGGCAGTGCAGCACGTTCGCCCACTCGCGCATCGACGCCTGGATGGCCCGCGAACGGTCGCCCTCCGGGCCGGGCGGCGGGGGAGGAGGACCCAGGAACACCTCGATCATGGCGCACACGGCGCGGTCCTGTTCGAGCTGAAGCGCGGCCTCGTCGCTCTCTTGCTCCTGTTCGTTGTGCCAGATCCAGTACGACAGGAGTCCGGCGATCGTCAGGACCGCCAGGCCCCAGGAGACCAGGACCAGCCAGACCGGCCGCGTCATCGGCTGGCGGAGCGCCTTCCTCATGCGGCATCAGCTCCAGGGTCCGGCGTGGATGACGTAGGCGACGAGGAGGCCGACAGCTCCTCCGGCCCCGATGGCCCCGACGAGAGACTGTCCGCGATACCGGGTCGTGAGAGCCAGAGCCGCAGAAAGCCCGGACCCAGCATCGTGGCGGCGCTGATCAGCATCAGCGGCCAGGGGCCTTCCGTGTAGACCGTGTAGCTGCCCCATGCTCCTCCCAGGAGGAGGAACAGCACGTCCCGCTGGAGGGGTGGCCGTCGTCGTGCTCGCGTGGTCACGCACCATTCCTACCTTCCTCCGTACGGAGTCGTTGCCCGGGAGCGTACCCGGGACGGCCCAGACCTACTCGGGTAGCGCCGTGCCAGCATCGGATCAGTGACAGCCTGCCCGGTCCAGTTGATCTCCAGGGCACTGCCCCCATGCCATCGGCGCGCCACCCGGTCGGCGGCCCGGTGCTTGGTCAGCGAGGGAACCGGCCGGTGGTCCACAAGCGAGGGCCAGGTGTACCAGACCTCGCGGTGGGTCTTCTCGGCCCAGCCTGCCACCCGCATGTCGTCCGGGTGGCCCGCCCGGCGCTCGGCGTAGGCCAGCATCTCCGGGATCAGCTTCACGGGGAGGGCGATGCACACGCCCCACATCAGTTTCAGGCTCCGGACCCACGGTACCCCGGCCGTGTCGGCCGCCCTCGCCATCGCCTCCCAGCGGATCGGCACGGTGCGGCCGGTGCCGAGGTAGGGCGAGACCACGGCGTCCGGCGGGACGTAGGCCAGGGCGCGCTCCAGGCCCGCGAGGAGGTCCGCGCACGGCCGCGCGTCGTCCTGGATCAGGACGTGCCAGTCCGCGTCCGGGTCGGCCAGCTCCCAGGTCGCGCGAGCGTTGCGCCACACCCGGTCATGGTTGCCGCTCGGCGCGCCGGTGTCCTCGTCCCAGTGCACCGGGACCGGCCGGTCCAGGGCGGCGGCCAGGTCGGCCACCTCCCCGGACCGGGACGGGTGCGCCATGATGGCGGCGGACAGCCTCACCGGCCGTCCTTCAGCGCCTGGACGATCTCGGCCTTCTTGTCCTTGCGCGCGCCCAGGACGATCTCGCGGTGGCGCGCCAGCGCGCGGAGCTGGTCCAGCTTCAGCTCGTCCACCGGCTGGCCGGTCGTGGTGCCATCCACCACCAGGGCCTCCCCGAGGCCGACCCGGCTCAGGTCGCCGTGGTGGCCGTGGCCGCTTGACGTGTCAGTGTCAGGCTCCGGGAGCTCCACGGTCTCGACCTCGCGCACCGGCGCGGCCTCGGTGTGCCGGGCCACCACGGGCTCCGGGTCGGCCTTCTCCGGCGCGCTGGCCGGACCCTCGGCCACCTGGCCGTCCACGGCCGGGTACGGGGAGGGGTGGACACCCTCGGCCGTGATGGCCGTGGTGCCGGTGCGCTTCAGCTTGGGCTCCTCGCGGGTCGCCAGCCGGGTGACGGCCAGCCGATCGTGGAACACCTCCACCGGCTCCAGGAACCCCTCGGCCACGAGCTCGTCCACGGCCTCGGCCACGCCCGGCCAGTCCGGGTGGTGGTAGTCGTCCACCGCGATGCGCGCGCCCTCGGCCAGGTGCGGAGCCCACGCCTCGATGTCCCGGCGCGCGCCCTCCTTGGTGTGGTCGCCGTCCACGTACAGCAGGCCCACCTTGGGGCCGCCCCAGCGCTCGGCCACGTGGTGCGAAAAGTCCTGGACCAGCGTGATGCTCCCGGCGTAGCCCAGGCTCTGGACCCAGTGCTGAGCCCACCGGCGGCTGGCGTCCTCGGTGAAGGGCGGATCGTAGACGTTGCCCGGAAGGTCCCAGGGGTCGATGCCGGTCACGTGCGCGCCGTGGCCCTGGCGAGCGCCCCAGGCCATCATCAGCGCGGAGCGGCCCTGGAACACGCCCAGCTCCACGATCTCCTGGTCCGCCGGGACCTGGGTGGCGAAGTCGGCCAGGGCCAACATGATGTCCTCGGGGGTGGCCGCGCGCACGCGCTTGAAGAACCTCGGGTAGCGCATCATCTCTCCTCGTCGGTTGGCTGGCCGGATCGGCCGGGTGGTCCTCTCGTCGGCCCGACCGGCGCGGAGCTGGCGCACGGTGGCCGCTTGACCAGGAAGTGTCAAGCGCTGCCAGCGCTCGTACGTCGTCCGGTCCTTGCGGAACTGGTCCCGGTGGTTCACCCGCTGGTACTGGGCGTCCGTGTCGGCCTTCCCCGCCACCGGGTGCATGTGCTCGATCCGGATCTCCGGGAGGTGCCGGAGCGCCCCGGCGGCCGTGAACAGGTCCATCATCGCGTTGTCGCAATACATGTGCTCCACGGGAGCCGGGACCATCCGGCCGAGCGCCAGCACCACGTCCGAGGTGATGGCCCACTCGGTGCTCAACTTGGCCCCCTGGTACCCGTCGTCCCCGTAGACCATCCCGGTGCCGAGCTCGCGGAGCGCGGTCAGGTAGCTCTTGGCCCAGCCGATCGTCTGGGGGAGGTGGTCATCACCGGCGAACCCCAGCGCCCAGTACCGGACGGACAGCTCCCGGGCCGCCGCGTCCAGCTTGTGGACCATCGGGAGCCAGGCCGGGATCACCATCAGCTCGGCCGGGAGCGCGTCGTCCTCGGCCCAGATGGCCCGGTAGCCGCCGATCTCGGGGTCGTCGGCGTCCGCCACCACCACGAGGTCCGCCGCGTCCCAGGCGTTCGTGAAGTCCCAGGCCCCGATCAGCCGCCGGATGTTCTCCGGGCGGCCCCGGGTCGGGACGATGACGGCCAGCTCAGGCATACGGGCTCCAGGTGAAATGCGGGCTGAGCAGCGCGGAGCGCTCCCCCGGGGTGATGGCCCTGGGCGCGCGCCAGCGCGAGCCCTTGGGCGTGTAGAGGTAGTGGTACAAGATCCGGTTGAGGACCACCTGAGTCTGGAGCACGCGGAGCCGCCGGAGCTGGTCGGCCCACTCGCGGTCCTCGGCGCGCCCGGCGCGCGTCCGGCTGAAGTCGGCCTTCAGCGCCAGCGCGGTCCGGATCGGGTTGATGTGGCTGATGTCGCGCTCGTACCGGCCCGGCTGGTTGCGCCAGCGCCGGTACTCCAGCGAGTGGTACGCCACCGCCGTGGGCACGCCGTCCGAGTAGCACTGGACCTGGAACCCCACGTAGTCCGGCCGCTCGGCCAGCGCGCCCACGATGTCGCGGACGTACGTCGGGGCCACCACGTCGTCATCGTCCACGAACGAGACGTACTCCGTCCCGGCGGTCTCCACCATCGTCTGGCGGATCTTGGGGAGGGACGGGCTCCCGTCGTTGTGCCAGCCGATCACGCGCACCCGGCCGCCGTACGGGTCGAGCTGGGGCAGGAGCCCGGCCATCAGGCGCTCGAACAGCGGCCGTCGCTCGCCCAGGGTCGGGACGAGAATCGACCAAGTAGGCGCGGCTGTCATGTCCCCAACCTTACAGGACGAGGGGGCATCTCGGGAGCGCCCGGGGACCAGGGGACCGTGGGTACCTCCCAGGCGCTCCGCCCCCACGTGTACGTGCGCGTAACGCATGTGCGCGCCACGTGTTACAAGAACGTTCTTGCGTCGCGCTTAGGTGGTGGAGGTTCCCACGGTCCCCCCGCTCCCCTCGTTACTCGGGAGTAACCGGCTCCGGCTCGGCCGCCGGGTCCTCCCCGGGGCCGTCGCCCGGGTCCTCCGGCTCCTCCTCGGGCGGGTCCACCACCACGGGGTTGGTGGGCGTGGCGGACCAGACCCGGTACTCCGACTTCTGGCCCGTCACGTTGGCGGACGGGTGGCGGCCGGGCCACTCCTGGAGGTAGTCGATCAGGTCCACGAGAGCAGCATCCATCGCCGGGCCGTTGTCCGACACGGACCCGTCGCTCTGGACCATCACGGTGACCGAGAACCCGGAGCCGTCCGGGACAGGGACGTTGATCTGGTGGGGCATCATCGGGACCACTTGCCCGTCCGGGCTGATCGGCATGTCTCCTCCTTGCGTCAGGGTGACCTTACGGGGCCAGGATGGCGGCCCAGCGCCACTCGGTACTGGTGAAGGTGGTGGAGGGGCCGAACGCGAAGATGGTGAAGCCGGTCGTGCTGATGTTGATCGCCCGGACGTTCCAGTTGGCCGTGGCCCCCGCCCCGTTGTTGAGGTTGACGTAGACGTTCGGCGTGGCCGGGAACGTCACGCCGTAGTTCACGTTCAGGGTCCAGGAGGTGGCCGCGCTCGGGCCGCCGCTGGCGGAGCCGGTCTTGACCATCGCGCCGTTCGCGCCGCCGGACGCCACCGCGCCGATGACCATCAGCGAGCCGCGCTGGCTGATCATCTGGACCACCGCGCCCACCGGTGCGTACGCCGTCGCCAGCTTGGGCACGCCGGGGACGATCACGCCGCTTGACATGGTGATGTCAAGGGTGCCGTTGGCGTTGACCGCGTTGACCGTGCCCACGCGGAGCCGGAGAGTGTCCTCCCCGTCCTCGTCGGGCGTCAGCTTCTTGAGCAGCTTGGTGTAGTCGATCATCAGAGCTCCCGGACCTGGAGGCTGGTATCCCCGGCCAGGTCCAGCGTCACGGCGTCCACCGCGAGCGCCTGGCCCTCCAGGCTCACCACGTCCCCGGCGGAGATCGTGGGGTCGTACGGCCGGACCAGGGTGTAGGTCGCGCCAGCGCCCACGTTCTGGTTCAGGATCGTGTTGGCGGCGGCCTGGGCGGCGGCCACGGTCTTGATCAGCGGGGAGGAGAAGAACTCCGTTACCCGGCCGTACGGGCTGGTGCCCGGCCCGGTCCCGGCGTAGGTGGGGCTTGACGGATCACTGTCAATCGCCACGGCCTGGACCGGGGCCGTGCCGTCCTGGGCCTCGCCGCGCGCCACGATGACGTTGGGCGGCCGGGTGTCGTAGTCGGCGGACAAGCTGGTGAGCTGGTCCAGCGGGTACGCCGTGGCCGCGTCCGGCGTCAGCGTGCCGATCTGGATGTCCCCCACGCGGTTATACCAGGCCGTCCGGCTGAACCCGGCCAGCACGTCCAGGATCTCCGACCACGGGGCCGTGCCGGGGTCCAGGCCGAACACCCGGGCCGCGCCGAGCGCCACGCCCACGAGGCCCACGCCGGGGTTCTGGCCGGTGCGGTTGGTGACCACCGCGTTGATCATGTTCCCCAGGTCGGTCCCGCTCGCCACGGTCAGCGCGGTCTCGAACCGGTAGCGCTCCACGTTGTCGCTGATGTCGATCAGGCCCACGTCCACCACGCGCTGACCGGCCTCGGTCCGGGTGCGCGCCGAGGCCACCTCGTAGGTGCCGTAGGGCACGGTCGCCAGCGAGCCGTCCAGGAGCTCCAGGCCCAGCTCCACCTCCAGCCGGGTCCCGAACGGCGTCAGGAGGTCGCCCGGCCGCCGGGGGAGGAGCGAGTCCCCCACGAACGAGAGGCGGCCGTCCCAGCGCGCGTTCCGCCGGGCGTCCTGGGTGAGCGAGCCGCTGACCGGCTCCAGCTCGCGCGTGACGCCACCGCGCGAGAAGGTGAACCGAGACCAGCGCCGGAACCCGGTGGGCGTGCTGAGGGCGGCCTGGTGGCGCGCCGAGCTGAACCTGGTAGCCATTACAGGTACTCCTCCGGGTCGGGCGTCTCGGGCCAGGGCTGGCGGACCATCGTCACCTGGACCACCTTCACCCCGGGGGCCGGGGCCGCCACGCGCCAGCCACCCGGCGCGTACCAGCCGGGCTCGCCGCCGACCGGCGACCAGTAGACCCGCTCGCTGGACAGGATGCTCTCCAGCCGGTTGATCGCCTTCACGCCCTCCACCGCGATGGTCAGCGTCATGTCCTCCCCGGCCAGCGTGGTGGAGACCGAGGGGAGCCCGCCGTCCAGCGGGATGCTGTCCGAGACCAGCCGGGGGAAGGCGTGGGACCGGTCGGTGGTGACGGCCATCCGGTCGGTGAAGGTGCTCAGCCGGTCCAGGTCGTCCCCGTGGGTCAGGCTCGGCACCGTGGCGCTGGCGAAGTCCGAGACCTTGAGCTCCGGCACGGGGAGCGGGCCGCCGGAGATCGTGCCGTCCAGCCGGACGAAGTGCACCTCCCGATACGGCGGGATGTGGCTCACGCTGTTGGTGTTGCCGGAGCCGTTCGAGCTGACGCCGGGGGAAGCGCTCGCCGTGCTCCCCCCGCTGTGGTCGTGAGTGGTGGTGGGCGAGTCGCCCAGGTCACCGAACGAGGGCCGCTCGAACGAGCCCGTGGTGGACTGGCCCACGTCGATGGTGTGGCTGTGGTTGCCGATGTCGTGGGTGTGCGCCGGGGTCGTGTGGGAGTGGCTGGAGGTCCCCCCGGTGCTGTTCACCGAGTCGGAGCCCTTCTCCCTGGCGAACCAGGTCCGCATGTCCGGCGTGCCGTTCGCGCCGTTGCACAGGGTCAGGAGCGGGTCCAGGTCGGCCACCGCGCCGGTGTAGAGCCCGATGATCCGGGTCTGGGTGCCGCCACCGGTGTTCCGGAGGACCCTCAGCCGCCGGTTGGGCGGCTCCAGGTTGACCGCGTTCGTGGTCCCCCCGCCCACGCTGTTGGTGTTGCCGGTGCTGGCCGGGGCCACGTTCAGCGGGTGGGTGTGCCGGGGGAGCCAGCGCGGGGAGCTGGAGCCGTACCCGGCCTCGGTCGAGCTGGACGGGTTGCTCAGGCTGGTGGAGCCGATGCTGTGGTCGTGGCTCACGCCGTTGTGGCTGTGCGCGTTGACGGTGTGCGTGTGGGTGGAGCTCCCCGAGGTCGCGCCGCCGTTGCCGCCCGGGGGCGCACCCTTGAGGAACCGGCCCGCCGAGCTCGCGTCATCGGTCCAGCCGGACACGCTCTCAGTGGAGAACCCGAGGATGCCCACCGGGTACGCGGCCTGAGCGCCGTCCGACTTGATCCAGATCACGTCCCGGGCCGGGGGCGCGTTGTTGGCTGTGCTGGTGCCGGGCGCGGAGCTGGAGGTGTTGTACGGCCCGGCGCTCCCGGTGGAGCTCGGCCGGGTGTGCGTGTGCGGCTGGTCGGCCTGGGGCTGGCTCGCACCGTTGAACCGCGCCGAGGTGGTGGAACTGTTCGAGCTCCCCGTGGAGCCGCCGACGCTGTGGCTGTGGGCCGCGATCTGGTGCGTGTGGCCGGGCGTGGTGTGGCTGTGGCTGGCCGCACCGCCGGTCGCCACCGGCGCGCCGGTGCCGTTGCTGCCCCGGGGGAACACGCCGTCCAGCGCGGTGACCCGCGTCCAGCCGGACGGGATGCTGGCGGCCGTGCTCGGCCAGCCCAGGATCATGTCATCCGGGATGGTGTCGGGAAGCTCCACGAACGTCGAGACGTAGCCCTGGTAGCGCACCCGGTACGTGATGTCGCACGGCTCGGCTGACACTTCACAGTCAGAACCGCTCGGGAGCGGGTCGAGCTGGGGGATCGCCAGGTCCAGGTACGAGCCGTTCAGCGCGTCCGGCACGGTGGCGATGCGCTGGGAGCCGGTGCAGTCGTCGCGCCAGACCTCGGCCACCACGTAGTCGTTGTCCCACGCCTGGCCGCCCGGGTACTCCCAGGTGACCCGGTAGCCGCCGAACTCCGGCGTCACGGTGACCAGGGGAGGGGACGGCGGGGGGACCGTGTTCTGGACGCTGAACGTCCGGGTCAGGCCGTGCTCGAACGGGTCGGAACCCCGGATGGTGGAGCGGACCATGAACTGGGCCGTGTATGCCCCGTCGTCCAGGCCGGTGTCCATCGGCAGGGTGGCCGGAGGCGTGCCGGAGCCGGACTGGGTGAACACCGGCGCGTTGCCCGCGTCGTAGACGGTGACGGACCAGTTCAGCGCCGGGAGCCCGTCGTAGGCCACCGCGCCGAACGCGAGGACCGGCTGGTTGGTGTCGGTGATCGTGCCGCCGGTCTGGTCCACCCCGGCGTTGTCCTGGACCTCGGGGTCGTACTGGGGCCGGAGCCGACAGTCGATGTCCACGTAGACCTCGGCCGTGCGGAGCTCGGTCGGCGCGCCGGTCTCGATGCTCGGCCAGCCGCCGCCGATGTTCAGGTCCGCCAACGGCCCGGCCGTCGCCAGCCCGTAGTCCGAGGTCTGGTACCACTCCCCGGCCCGCTCCGTCATGGTGTCGGTGACATCCACCGAGTCGTACTCGATGTAGTCCTGGGTGCCGCGCCCCAGGTCGATGTCCTCGGTGGCCGTGCCCACGTCGGTCCGGATGCGGATGCGGCCCCGGATGCGGTGGCGCTGGTACCCGGCGGCCGGAGTGTGCGGCTCCAGCCGCAACGACCAGTTGCCGGAGTTGCCGGTCAGGAACCGGATGTAGGTCGAATCGGAATTGTCCGAGGTGACCCCGGCCAGCGTGCCGGAAGGGACGGCGGTCCCCAGCCCCGTCTTGAGCACCGAGACCGGTCGGAGAACGTTGGTCACAGCCATACTGTCACCCTATCCTGGGCTCGGAGGACATCTCAGACCCCCACGTCCGCGAGCTGGGGGGCGGGCTCCGGGCCGGTCCCGATGAACGTCGCGGTGACCTGGCGGATGCGGCCCACCTTGACGATCCGGACGCTCTCGGTCACCGGCGCGGCCCAGACCTCCTCGGCGTCGCTCGGGCTGATCAGGACCAGCGGCCGGGCGAGCACCGCGCGGAGCCGGGCCAGCTCGGCCTCGGTCTCCACGGCGGCCGTCATGCTCAGGTTCCGGCCGCCCGGGTCGGCGCTGGTGACGAACCGCGAGCCCATCACGCCGGTGGCCGCCGTGAACGGCCGCTCCACGGCCCACTCGAACCGGCCGAGCACCGGAGCCCACATCGGGCCGTCCGGCCCGGTGGTCCGGATCAGGTGCTCGTCCTCGTTCCAGGTCAGGCAGAACACGTCCGGCTCTGGCGGCGGAGCGGGCTCCTCCACGAGCTGGACGAACGCCACCTCCTCGTACGGCGGCTCGGTCGTGGTGCTCGCCAGCGTCCCCGAGGTGGACTGACCCACCGGCGGAGTGGCGTTGTCCGTGCTGCCAGCGCTGTGGGTGTGCGTGCCGGTCACGATCGTGACGGCGGCCGTGTTGCTCAGCGCGGCCGTGGGCGCGGCGGCGGAGCCGATGGTCTCGGTGTGGCTGTGCGTCCCCGTCGTGTGGTTGTGCTCGGGGCTGGTGTGCGTGTGCGGGTCCAGCGAGCCGCCGCTGGTGTTGACGGCCGCCGCGTCGGTGGTCACCCGGGGGTACCGGCCGAACATGTCCGGCGTCCCCTCGGTGCCGTCGCACAGCTTCCAGCCGTCC